AGCTTTCGCTACTTCATTGTCAATTGATTCAACACATTCGAACCTCCAATTATCCCCGTGTTCATTCTTGTACGCGTCTACAACTTTAACGCTGCTTTCGTTAATCATTTGTCTTAAACTCTTTTTACCTAATTCCATATTTTCCTTTATTTGGGTTACTTAATTGATAACTAACTGCATAACGTAACGCATCCAACGCGTGGTTATATTTGTCTATTGGTGTTTCTGATTTCTTTTCAAGCCAGCAATAATTATTTAATTCTTTTATCAAATCTACGGAATTTTCATCAATAATTAAGTCATAATCTTGTAATAAACTTATTCCATATTTAACAGAATCCGCTCCTTTGATCGTTGGTACAATGTTTAATCCTTGAGACTTTAATTCGTTAATCAAACGTGGCTCTGCATTATCCGCAACTATTAAGTCACGTCCTGCAAATTGTCTATTTAGTTGTGCTAATTGTGATGTGGTTAACCCTGTTTGATAAATGTGCAACCTAACATAAATAATCTTGTTAGTCTTATCTATTGAAGTTTCAACCAATGTACTTGGATCGTTACTAAACCCGTAATCTTGCCCGAATACCGAACCATTATCTTTATTGTATTCTCCAATTCTCCAATTTGTAAAGATAACTCCTTCTGCTTTCTCTAACCATCCTCCGAGTATGGTGTGTTTATATTTATCAGGACGGCGTTCTTTTATCGTTTGTATTTGATTTAAGAAACTTTCAGACAAGTTTGATATATTATCTTGGTACGTTGTATGAATATACGTAGTATCGCCTTTAACTGTATTAACTCCAGCTTCAACTCCTTTCGATTCAAAAAACTTTTGATAGATGAAATGTTCTTTTGTTGCAGGGTTAAGAATAAGTATTACCCTATTTTGTTTTTCTTTATGTCGAATAGAATAATCTATTTTGTCAAATACATCTTCATCGGTTAACTCTTCAGCTTCATCTAAAATCCAACAAGTGACCCCAGCCAATGATTTTAAATTTGCTGTTTGGGTTCCGCTCGATGTCTTAATACCTTTGAATAGTATCTTACTTCCTGTTCTTAGATTAATTATTTCATCCTTAGTTATATGAAAATCTTTATGCTTATCTAATATATCAATCTTATCAATAAACTCAGGTATAATACTGATGTGAGCAGAAGTAAGGGTATAACGTGTAAATAAAATAACATGGTTCGACTCGTATGTAAGGAGCAGTAGAAGTAAATTAATAGAATATGACTTACCACTACCCCTGCCACCTGTAACAATAAAGTATCTAGAATCATTTGCAAATGTTTTATATTTCGGATTCAGGACTACCAAAACTTATTAAGTCTTTTAGTGTTGTTGTGTTAATGTTAATATCAGATTCTACTCTTTCTGTTGCCTTACCAAAGATATGCTCAGAAATAAATATCTTGCCACGCTCAAACGTTAACAAATCTTTTGCTAATTCTATTCGTGCTTCATCATCTGTATTAACATCCTTAACTTGTTTTATTGCAGTTAAGAATATATTATTTGTCTTTTCAAAGTCTTGCTTTGCTTTGTTTCCTGAGTTTGGTCTCGCTCCACCGTGTCCGTTTGCCATCTTGAAAAAAATCTTGGTTAATCAATCATCCTAAAAAACCTCCTTGCCCTTCAGGGAATGACTCTTTGTTATATTCATTAAAAACTATTCTTACTTTGCGCAACATGTCGTTCAAACAACTAGCGCATGAAGTTGGTCGTTCGTTTGTTTTAAATACTCTGTTGTAAACCTTTAAGAACTCAATTTGTTGGGATGGTTTAATTTTAACAGAGATTTGAGGTAACAGATCTTCCAATAGCTTGTATTCAGGTTCTGTTAAACATTCAGGAGTTTTGTAAGGGAATAACTTGTTAAGTATTTCTTTACGTTTATCACATCCACAATCTTTTCCTGCAATGAATTTAACAGCTTTGTCAATTCCTGTTGCCTCTGTGAACTTCGCTACTGTATCTCCAAAGCCTTTTGATCTTTTTGCCATATCTTTAGTTTTCTTTTGCATTTTTTAATAGTGTGAAAAATAGAAGTCAAACTTATCTTAGTTTCCTTTTCTAATTCTCTCATTGACTTACCGCTTCGTAAATATAGTAAGAATAGTTGTTGGTCAAACCACTCCCATGTTTTTATTTCATTTTCAACACTCTGATAGTATAACTCTATTTCATACGTTTTGTTGTTTTCGTCCTCTGATAAGTCAACAAGTAGGTCAATGTCTACTGTTGAAACATTACGCTTGCATGAGTCATAAAAAGAGTTGCGCAGCATTATCCAAATGAATGACTTGGTTACTACCTGACCTTTACCGTACTTGTGAAAACGAATGTACATATCTTGTACTATGTCTTCAGCGTCTGTCTTGGCTCCAAAGCGTTTAACTATTCGTACCCATTCATCGTGATACTGCGCGATCTCTTTTAAATTCATGCTTACTCTTTAATGAACGTACCGTTTTCGGTTTTACCTTTTCTATATTCAATAACTTTAAATGCTCTCTTTGCACAATCTTCTAATGAGTAGCCCATTTGATTGGCCAATATAACAAGTGTGATGTAAGTATCACCTAAACCATCAATCGTAGCTGTTATATCTTTTTTTAGTATTGCTGCTGAAGTCTCTCCAATTTCCTCCATGACCTTTGCAAGCTGTTGAAACTTGTTGTCGGGGTTGTCTAACTTACGAGCCTTTGCCCAGTTTATTATTTCTCTTTCCATTCTTTTAAATATAAATCAATTAAAAATTTTGTCTTTTCTAAATCCTGTACAAAGTTACCTTTTTTTCTGCATCTTACGATCCTTTTTATTTGGTCAAATTCATACGCATTTAACTCATGGTCTTCAGCAAACTTGTACAAACTACCTTTTTCATTATTATAATAACTTGGCGAGTTATCGGTCACTACTTCAAAATAGTTTTCAATCGTGTCAAACTGATGATCCTGCCCTTTGTCGTTTATCACCCAAATATAGCTCTTTGTTTGCCCTACTACTTCGTAAACTTTACCGTACGTAAAATTAGCAAAGTATTTTTCTATACATCTTAATTTCATAAATTATACATTTTACTTATTTCTTCATTTATTCCGTAATCAATTAGGTATCTTTTACCATTTAATTCTCCCCAATTAGCTTTATTATAAAGGTCGCAATTATCAATATCAAGCTCTTTAATCAACCCTTTTACATTTGCTATGTCGTCATGGTCAACTGCATTAATAGGGTTGTATCGTTTCATTTTGATTGTTCCACGTTTGTAGGAGTAAAGATCCCCTAATATCCCCAGGTCTTTGTATTTATCCCAAAGGTCGCGTTCCTGAATACATTGTAAGTACCCACGTAAACTGATGGGTACTTTAACAACGTGGTCCTTAAATATGAAAACAACCCTGGTGCTTATCTTAATTTTCATTTTAAAAAGTGTTTTATTATTTGAATCTTACTTTTTTCTATTGTTATGAACTTCCCGTCTACCCTTGCAAAGATACTATTTGTTTTCAAACTTCGCTTAATATTGCAAAATCTACAAACTTTTGTTTTGCCTTTTTCGGCTTTAACTTGGTATTTGGAATCGTCTTTTAAAAACAAAAACAAGGGTAGGTTTCGTTTGCATTTAAAGCACTTTTTAACTCCCGCAAAATAAACAGCCGTCTTCATCTTCATCTGCTTCAGGATTATCTACTATTTCAGGGTTAAGCTGCTTTTTCAAGTCGTAGATTTTTTGCATTGTTTCACCATCTTGAAATATATCCCCCGTTAACTTTGCTTTTAGCTGCTCTATTTCTTTTTTAATTGTTGTCATCATTTTTTTCGTTTATTGCTTTTCTAATCATACGGCCTAAATTCTTTACACCTACCCGGTTCTCTCTAAACTTCCAGCGGTCAATGTCAAACTCCATTGCTATCATCCAACGTTGCCTGTTCTTGTTGTTTCTTGAAATCATTGTATCTGTACTTTAATGTTTTCTTTGAAATCGTCAATCTGCTTGATAATGTTTGAATAAGTCTGAGCCATTGTTTCGTTGTTATTCTCTACAAATGTAGTTGCAAATCTTTCAACTCCATTAATGAATTGGTTGATTGTACGTTTAATTTCGTGCTTGTGAAACATATTATCTGACACGTCATCAAGTGAATGTAGTGCAGATTGGCAAAGCATCATTGCGCGAGCTATGTGTTGATAGTATTCTATCGCCCTTAGGCGTTTAGCCTCAGACAAATCGCTGAGGCTCTTAACGTCTTTCTTCATAATTTTGAATATTTTTCTTTTAAATTTTTAAATTCATATCTCATTGTTACACCAACGTTTCTTATTCCTGAAAGTTGTTGTTGTTGTAATTTTAACAAATCTGATAATTTATAATCATAAGAATCCACATCTTTTAAATAAGGTAAAAAATAAGCTAAGTTTGTACGCGCAATATTAAAAAGCCGAGTGCTAATCTCTCTGGTTGCGGACATATTAACTAACAATTTGTCAGTGTTTGTAAAAGATTCTACTTCTGCATTTATTTGACTTTTATACTGCAAACATATTCTTAATGCCTGTTCATATTCTGCACTTGTTATCATATTAAAACGGTTCTGTTGATTCAACTTTATTTACTCTCCACGCATCAATTGACGTGAAAAACTTCCCTTGATAATCGTTGGTCTTAAAGTTAAATAACACCTCAACTATTTGGTCTACTTTGTTGTATTGGATAAACTTATCTACTTTCTCAGTACCAAAGATTCCAAACTTTACCGCTTGAGGATACTCTCCACTTGTTTCAGTTACTACAAACTCAATTTTTTTGTTTGCTCCTACTTCAACCACTTCTAAAATGTTAGTGATCTTACCTGTAAACTTCATTTCATTTTTCATCTTCTTTTATTTTATTGTTTGCTATTTTGAACGCCTCTTTGACACATTCTGTTACACTATACTTTTTCTTTTGATACTTTAAACGCATCCTTATCTCATCGATAGGTATCTCGCTAAAGTCAACTATACTTCTTTTCATAATGTTTTTAAATAATATTCTAACTCTTCTCCTTCTAATTGCTGAATCTCAATAGTGGATTCATAATATAAATCATTCATTTTATTGCTAAGTTAATGTTTTCTACTAATCTGC